TAACATCATATGTATGGTTGGTCATAATCATTGGAATGCCAGCCTTACCTAATTTTAATGTTAATACTCTGAATGTAGATTTTACAATTTGAGACCTTGTCATATCTCTTGTTTCTTTACCAGCAGCTGTGTCTTCCATTTCTTTTGTAGTAGATAACATACCTAAACTATCTAATACAAACAACAAAGGTTTTCTTTTGCCTTCTGGTTGCTCTAAATATTTGTCTATAATTTTAATTGATTGAGCTCTGAATTCTTGTACAGTTGCAACAGGAACGATTACCATTCTAGTAGAATCAACACCTCTATTCTCAATCATATCTTTTGAGATAGCACCCTCTGATTCAAAGTAAATTACACCTGCTTCTGGATTTTTATCTAAAAATGCCTTACAGATACCTAATGCAAAGAATGTTTTACCTGTCGCAGCTTCACCTGCAATTGCTGTAATCTTGTTTGCTGGCATACCACCATAGATACTACCTGATAGTAACGCATTGAATGAATATGAACCTGTGTCAATGAAACTGGTTACATCTGCACTATCAACACCCTCACTTACTAAACTGGCATATTCATTACCAGTTTCTTTAATTATATCTTTTAAAAAATCGCTCATATTTTCTCCTTCGTTGTGTCTATTATATACTATTTTTAAAATTTGTCAAGCTTCATTTGGACACCACATAGTTTATATATGTTCTCAAATGTGGACCTTTTGGTGCAAAACCACCGTGAGGTAACCTGGCGTCATAAATTACAGCCCTATTTGGTTTATAATCTATTTTTTCACCATCAACAATTGTTTGACCACCCCATGATTTTTTCCATGTAGGGTTTAGATAAAACAATACAGTATTAGTTTCTTTGTCACTATCTGTATGTGTTACATCATCTTGTAATGCACCTTTAGCTCCAATATGTATTCTATGTAAATCATCTGATAAAAATTTTGCTTTTTCTTTTATCATTATATAAATCATTGTTGTAAATAATTGACCTTTGTCTTTGTTACCAATGTTCATATGTTTATCAAATAATGTATTGCCAGCTATAGTGTATTCTGAATTAGAATGAGATTTCATATCTAATTTCCAAATAGGCATACCTATTAATGTGTTATAACAAAAATGTAACATTTGTTCACTTAATACATTATCTATAATTTTTACTTTACTTGTCATCTTATAATATCAATCTCACTATCTTTAGTCCAAATTTCAATATCATTTCTTAGTCTACCGTCTTCTTTGATATTATTAAACCTTTTGGTAGCTAGTTTTCTCCACCAATTAATCAGTTCAACATCATTATATCTATCAAAATTTGGTGCTTTAATAATCTTATCTGTTTTACCATTTACTATATCAATATAATTTTCCACACCATAGTTAGATACATAGTATCTTTTACGCTCAGTTAATTTTTTAGCATTGGTAATTGTATCTTTAAATTTTTGTAAGTCATCACCATCTAATGTTTTTTTAATTAAACCTTGAATAGCTGTGGTGATTTTTAATTTTCTACTAGAGGCATCCTCTTTGATGAATACACCTATTTTGTCTTCAACATAATTAAGTAAATCTTTAAATGGTTTGCCATGTATCATAGGAATAAAATCACTATCAGTTAGACCTCTATTTTTCAACATAGGTTTCATACCGTCATACTGACTAGCCGATTTACTATTACCAAATAAACTTGTGGTTTCAAACATAACTAAATTCATATCATATTTTTCATTTAGTTTTTCTCTAACTGAATGTGAACAACACAAGGCAGCCAATAATTTACCACCAAGATAATTAAAACCAAAAGGTTGTGATGGTACAATTACAAATCCCATAATGGCAGTTTTATTAAATACTTTTAAATCAGGCACATTACCTAATAATATATTTCTAGGTCTCATATTAATAACAGGAGAACCAAATCTCATAAACCCAACATATGTATTTGTATTTTTTTCTTTTACTGCCAGCTTTAAACTTTTACCAGGAATACTTACCATATTACTATGACTTGAAATTAAATTAATACAAGTGTCCCATGTGTGATTATCAAGTTCAACTACTTCTAAATCCATATCTTCAGGCGACATGGTAAAATCACTAAACAATTCGTTTTCTAATCCCATACCAGGAAGTGAAGTAGGTATGGTCTCTATTTGAGCCATCTTTTGGTCTCTCATATATTGGTCAATTCTAGTAAATTGGTCAAAATAATTTGAGAATACATTAGCACAATATAGTGCTTCTTCTTTATTTAGGGTCTTCGCCATTCATTTTCCATAACATTAAAGCAGGTATTATAACACATAATGCCGATAAGGCAAGCGCTAAACATATGCTCATACTTCATTACCCCAAAAATCCCAATGGTCTCTGGTCTTTTTTCTTGCAAACAGTTCAATGTATGGCCCTTCCACAAGCCGTTCTATCTCACCATGCAAAAGTGGTTTTTCGGAATGTTTACCTCTTGGTGCAACCACTAATTGTGCAACATCTTTATGTATTCTTTTTGGTCTACCTTTTGTTGCAAGTAAACACATTTCAGGATTACCTCTAGTCCAATATCCTAAACCTGTAAAAAATCCAAGTGTCTTTCTATTTGTTTTTGCCCATGTAAAACCTACTGTTTTATATTTGAAACCCCAAGCGTCAATAACTTTTAATGCTTGGTCTAACATAGGGTCACACACCCACATTAATAATACACAATTTTCATCTGCAATATCTCTAATAGGCATACTACAGATATCATTTAGTGACATACATTCATAATGTGCCTCAGGACTTTTTTCTTTTCCTTTGTCTGACCTTGTTCTAAACAACCAAGGTGGGTCGGCATATATTACTTTGTACTTTTTGTCTGGTAAATTAATCAAAGAAACTCTCCAATGTAGCTACTGGTTCTGCTTTCCAATTTATTGCGTCTAAAATAAATCGCATAGGATCCAGGAATGTTTTCTGAAATTGTATCTCATAATCGACATACTCTTTTAATTTAAATTCTGTTGGTAGTGTACTAATGTAACTAATAACATCAAATTTAAATGGGTTAGCTTCTTTTAATTTAAGAAACTTTATCTTGTCGCCATCTTGTATATAAGGATATTTCATACCAAGATTTGCTTCTTTCAGTTGGTGATTATAAATCAATGCACCTTTAACATGAATGGGTGTGCCTTTAATAAAGATACTACTATTGCTAGCATACTTTCTTAGATTGTTACAACTCCTAGGAAAAGCAATAGCCTCAGGCGGTAGATTGATAAACTCCTCCTTAAAGTCAGCAATAAGTTTATGCAAGTCACTTTGTTCCTTGGACATAATTGTTTTTATTGCTTCTTTAATTTTACCTCTACATACCTGAGGTGTACTAGACTTGACTGCTTCTATGCCCATTAACTTTAGTTTCGGGTCAGAAAGTCTTACGCCTTCTTCGTCTAGTACATTCAGCATATACCTCTTTTTAGCCACCCATATTCCTTTGTTGGCGATTACTTCTCGTTTCATCACCATTGCGTTTTTAAATGCGTTAGAATAATCTGCTAATTCATCAAAACATTTTTCAATATATGGTTCGATTTTGTTATCACAAACTTTACCAAGAAAGTCTGCAATCTGGTCATTTGTTTTACCTTGACAAGTCTTAGCTACAAGTTTATCAAATCTAACATAGATACTATCTGTATCTGAGGCAACAATATAATCTACCTCACCATGTGTTTGTAGTATTTGATTTAGATATTCATTAACTTTCTTCTCAATAAAACGAATAATAAATTGACCGGCTGTAGTAATACCACTCGCCTGTCTTACATCATAAAATCTAAAGTATTGATTACCAACTGCACCATAAGCTGAGTTCAAGGCAATCTTTTTTGACCATTGAATATTATGACATCTTGCAATCTCTCTGGCAAGTTCTTTTGTCGGGGTCTTTTGATACTCGGCTTTTGCCTTTAACATTCTCTGTTTAAAGACAACACGGTCATTGTACATTTTCTCCATCATTTCAGGTAGAAAACCT